TACCGACGCATTCGCTCGCGTGCAACAGATCGACCCGACAGCGTGGGATGAGCTAGCCGGCATCCGCGACATCATCACCGATCAAGCACAACTGATCCGGCTCATCTATAAGAACCCAGATATGACGCCGGAAGATAAACGACAAATTATCGACACGACGTATGGGCGTATGATTGAATTGGCAACGGTGGGCAACAAGGCACTGCGCGATCTCGAAACACAATTGGGTGATCAATGAGCATATCAAGTCAAGTCAATCGAGCGACGTTAGAAGGAAACGGGGTGGCCACGACGCTCCCGATTCCCTTCCCTTTTCACAGTGTCGGGGATCTCGTTGTCGTGCAAACAGAGATCGCGACAGGAACGGAAACGACAAAGGCGTTGACGACGGATTACACCGTCTCCGGATCACAGGACGGCGCCGGCCACTTTCCGGCCGGGGGAGAGATTACGTTTCTGACGCCCCCGCCCTCGACTGTGCGCGTGGTGGCCTATCGCGACCCACCGTTGCTCCAAGATGTGGTGCTCCAAGAAACAGGCAAAATCCCGGTGAAAGCCGGCATCGAATCCCCGCTCGATAAACTCACCATGATCGCACAGCGATTGAGCGAACGCATCGATCGCGCGTTGCGACTCTCTGACGGCGACAGCGTGGAGATGGGGCGGTTGCCCGTAAAAGGCGTGCGTGCGTCCCGATACTTAGGGTTCGACGGTGACGGCAACCCCACGATGATGCAAACGCCTACAGGCGTCGTCACGTCGCTTGCACAGTTAACGGAATCACTGAAAGCCGCGCTCCCTGCGGCGGGCGCGGCCGGATCGCTGCGGAAAGTCACGGACGACGCGCGGGGGGTCTGGATGGATACCGGGGCGCAGTGGATTCAACTCGCGGGCGGGGTTGCAAACATCCGCGATTTCGGCGCACTTGGCGATGGTACGACTGACGACACCGTTGCGATACAGGCCGCATTGGATGCCGGAGATAACGTGGTGATTCCTACCGGCACTTTTCGGATCACCGCCCCGCTGCTGCTTCGTCGTCAACGACAATGCTTCTTCGGGTTGGGGAAAAGCTCGATTATCGCCTGTACCCCGACTTCGGGCATATTCTGCGCGATTGGGGTCGTCGAAAGCATAGCGGATGCGACGATCCGCGATTTCACCCTGTTAGGCAACGCCTCGTCGGAACCGGCTGGACCCGCCCCGGTGCGCGGAATTGTTACCGGCGTGACGACGGCAGGGACGGCGCACTCGGCCGTTAGCTGGGACGCCCGATGCACGATCGAAAACCTCTACATCTCGGGGCTCACGCCCGGAACTACAGGCTTCAATCTCGGCATCCAACTGAACAAGTCGAACCACAGCCGCGTGGATAATTGCACCATCGACAGCGTGTACGGTACGAGCGGGAGCTTTGGGTACGGCGTGGTGTGCCACGGCGAACACATCACGATCGCCAACACGCGCGTGCTCGCCACCATCAGCGGACAAGGGCGCCACGCATTTTATCTCACCTCGTCCCCCTCCTACGTCACCGTCGACAACTGCTACGCTGAGGATTTCCAAAGTGAGCCCTTTACGACGAACATCGGCAGCGGCGGCGTCGGGCTCGCGTTTCTCAATTGCATTGCGAAAGATTGCATGAAAAACTCTACCGGAACTCACGACGCCGCGTTTGCGTTTCACGGGGGGTCGAAAGGTCGGATCAGTAATTGCCGGATCTACGGGGAAACCAGCGCCAGTGATAACTTTGGCGTGACGGTCAAAGATCACGACCATGCGACCGTGGAAAATGTGTACATGGAAAACATCACGTTGCACGCGGTGTACATCGAAAACGCGGATTTCGCCCGGATCACGAATCTCGATATTAACGTCGCCGGCATCTTCGACCCGTCGCAGTATGGGGGTGTAACGGTGATCCAAAGCCACGGCGTTGCCGTGGACAGTATCACCGTCGTCGGACCAGGGCGTTTCGTGGCCCGGCTCGACAGCAGTTCCCCGCAGCCCACCGGATGTCGGTTTTCAAATTTGCTGTCGTCGGGGAGTTTCACGTATCTCGTAGAAAACGAAGAATTGAACCCCGACACCAACCGAGTCGCCAGTCTCTTTCTTCCGATTATCCCGCGCGCCAGCTTGCCGTCGGGGGCGGCGACACCCGACAATCTCGTTGCCATTGACGACAACGGGAGCGGAGATCGAAACGCCATGATATACGCAAAGGGGCAGCGGTTCCGCATCGATGGTGGGTCCAATGTCTAATGGAGGTGCAAGGGTGGAAAATCCCATACTAGAACCGGAGAAAACAATCACGGGGTACGCCCTGCTTACCTATGCCTGGGTCCTGGCGCTTTCGACCTGGGGCGGATTAGTCAACTATCTGTCGAAGATACGGATGGGCCACATCGCGCGATTCAACATTACCGAACTCATCGGCGACATGTTTATCTCGGGGTTTACCGGCGTGCTGACGTTTTGGATGTGTGAAGCAGCGGGATTCAATCAACTCACCACGGCGGTGTGTGTCGGGATCAGTGGGCACATGGGTGCGCGGATGATCGGGAAATTGGAAAACGTTATGAGCCGGAAATTCGATATTCCCGAAGACGTGCAAGTGATGACCATCTCAAAAAAGGACGGTACCCCTGGTGTCTTTTGATCGCGCCTTTGAACTCTTGATTGGATTGGAAGGTGGCTATGTCAACGACCCGAACGATCCGGGCGGGGAAACAAAGTTTGGTATCTCAAAACGTGCTTACCCGGCTTTGGATATCGTATCCCTTACCGCCGTGGATGCAAAACGAGTGTACCGTCGAGATTACTGGGAGTTCGTTTCCGGTGACGCGCTCCCGTGGCCGCTCAGTTATTTCGTCTTCGACGCCGCCGTTAATCAAGGGGTCGCGCCGGCGATCCGGATGCTCCAACAAGCCCTCGGTGTCGAAGCCGATGGGATCATCGGGCCGCAAACGCTCGCCGCTGTAGGACGATTCCCACAGTCGGAGGTGTGTTCGTTGTTCCTCGCCTTGCGGGGGGTCCGCTATACGGGTACCCGGAACTTCAACTTATACGGGCTAGGGTGGTTTAAACGCCTCTTCCTGGCGCTGTGGGATGCAAAAACATGATACCCTTCTCTTTGTACCTCCGCGCGGGGATCGTGGCTCTGGTGGTCATTCTGTTCGCCCTGACCTATGCCAAAGGGCGAACGGACGGCACCTACCGATGCGATCAACGCATCAACGCCCTGTTGATGGAGTCCAACGAACGGGAAAAGGGGTACCAGATTGTCGCGCACACGCAATCTGAACTCTTGGAAAAGGCTCGAGCGAAGACCGAGATCCGGTATCGGACGATCTTAAAGAAGGTGGAACATGAGGTGGAAAAGCCTAGTTATCGTGTGGTGTGTCTTACTGACGATGGGGTGCGCCTCGCAAACGACGCTCTCCGGGGTGCGGCAATCCCTGCCGGCGAACCTCTTGACGCCGTGCCCGGATCTCGACCCTCTGAATGACGGGTCCGCAGAAACGATCCTGCGGACCCTGGTGGAAGTTAGCCAGTTATATTACGAGTGCCAATCACGCCAGGCATCTTTAGCCGCCGCCGTCCAACCTCTATCGCCGGCGGGGGGTTCCGTCGATTCTCGATGATGCGACGATCGACGTACCCTCCGCAGTTAATACACGCACAAAACCACACATCCGCTTTCATGACATCATCCCACCATTTCGCGAGCCGCATGAGCCCGGAACAACGTTGACACGTCATAGTCCCTCCCACTCCGTTTGATGGTTAATAAACACCGCCCACTCTGCCCGGCACACGTCTAATGTCGGCATGATGTACACGTAGGCTTGGGAATCCCCTTCCCCCGCGCGCACGCGTTTGATCGATGGCGTGCTGTGTTTCAACAGCTTGCCCATTTTTAGATCCTCGTGCATCCACAACGTGACGCGGCGTTCTTTGTTGTACCGCATGAAGGCAAGCCGTAGTCGTTCGCAGTCTACGGTTGTCGGCCAACCCTCGAACTCAGCCCCGATGATGCGGCCGTCCGTCAGACACTTGTGCCACCACTGGTACATCGGATTGAGCGAATGGATCTTTTGATCAGCGAGTCCCTCAGTAGCGGGGGCTTCGTTAAAGTCCAGTCCGGAGATTGGGTAATCCATGAGGTAGCGTAATAGGACAGGATAGCCTCCGTGTTCCATCTCTTCCCGCATGGTCTGGAAGAAGGCCCGATCCTGTTTTCGTCCATCGCCCACGTCAAAGAAGGCGAAGCGGCGTTCGTCATGGGAGACGGGGACAATCCAATCCTCGTTGCCGATAATGACGACGCGGGTTTTATTGGCGACGGTGTAGGGCTCTTTCCCTTTGTGTTCGATAACATGGTCCCTCCCGGTGATGAGATCCTTGAGCGTGCCTTCCGCCTGTTTGTCTCCGGACCAAAACGCTTCATCTAGGGCGAACATCAAACAGTTTTCGAGATGTCCGTTAAAGTTTCCAACAAGGTAGCGTCGGTTACTGGTGAGCAAGAAATGTCGGCCGAGTAGTGCACCAATCCTTTCGATACAAGCATTTTTACCGACACCTTTTCCGCCACGAAAGACCAGAGCCACCAACGGCTTTTCATATGGCCTTTGTACGAGATGTGCAAAATATCCGAGCAACCAGCGCGACAATAATTCATTTCCCCCGCAGACATTAAGCCGGGTGTGTTCAAGAAACAGATCGAGAGATCGATGAGATGTGCCAATAGGGGCGGGGGAATATGAAAACCCGCGCCAGAGATTAAAATACGTCTTCCGGCTACCGTTAAGGCCCGTCGTGACTTCCTTGTTTTGCCCTGGGGAAAAGACGATTCCATCGTACGCGCGCCTCCCTTTCCATTCGAGCCATTGGCTGGCGATCGACGTTTCTGTTTTGCCCACCTTCATTTTGATCGGGGCGAACTTCAACTTAAACGCCCCGATGTCGAGATGTTCGACGGTGCCCTTGTCGTGCTGGTCTGAGGTTTCCCATAGGATGTGCGCGCCCCCGCCTGCGATGACGAAGGCGTGATCCTTGTTGAGTTTGTCGTAGGGGTGTAGTGCGTTGTTCTCTTCGTGGCCCTCGATCGGCACATTAGCGAAGGCCGCTTCGGGGGAATCGACGCCGGGGGGATTCTCACTGTATCGGTAGGCGTTGTGGACTTTCTTTTCTAATTCGTTCGGTTCCCACGGCGGTTCACACCGCGGGTTCCACACCTCCCACATCAACATCGCCGCGGTGTTTTCGAGCACGCCCATATCCTTGAGCTTCGCCGCGACGCAGAACGTTGTTTGATCTCCCCCTTGCCCTTGAATGGCGGGGAGCGCGTCGTGTTCGAGGTACCATTCGGCGCGACGATTCGCGTGATCGGGGTTCACTGCTACGGCATCGTGTCGGACTCCGCTCTCTGGTCGTGTATCTGTCCCGCATCGATCGATAAGCCATTGCGGGGCGGGCTCAACGGCGGAAAATCCGGCGACGGAATATACGCCGTGTACAAGGGCGCTTCCGGGACCGACAACGTAACCTCCCCGGCTTCGGACATCGAGACCTGGGGCAAGAACATTTGCACCCTGGCGCACGGGTGCGCTAACACGATAGAGGTAGTGCCGTCCTGTAGATGGTGTAACATGACACCGGGTCTGGGGCAGCTCCCATCCTTCAAGCTCAAGCCGCAACAATTCTTCATAGCCGTTCTTCCCTTCCTTCACATCGACATCAACGACTAACAGGGCACCCCCGTCGTCGCCGAATTTGCCGGTGTAAATCCCGATGTTGTAGTCTGGATTCGTGGTCCAATGCCGTTCAATGGTGCGCGGGTCCCGCGTCGCCGCCTCTTGCCATCTAGTAATGGCGGGGGTTTTATCGAGGGGTTTAATCGGAAAAATAAAAAAGCCGTCGCCGGCTAACGAAAGCGCCCATTCTTTTTTGGTCATCGTTCACGCTCCCATGCGTCGCGGCATTCCGCATTACACCATCGGCGGCGATCTGGGCAGATGTCTAAGCAGTAGAGACAGAGCCCCGGCCCTTCGGGGATGGGCTTCGGTCTGGGGCGCATGGCGAGTATGGCATCTTGGAAGTTTTGATTGTGTTCGTTGGCGAGATCGAC